GTTGCTCTTTCTTCTACTTTATCAACTGCCGTTAACGGACTCTCGCTGACTATTATCGTTGAGGTGTAGTTATCTTCGATTGAAAAAGTTTCAACTTTGTCTGTGGAAAAGAAGTCTACAAAACTTGTTCCACAATATTTTTTAACTAAGTCAGATACTTGAGGTACTATAATAGCAAGACGGTCGTCGTCCTTCTCGCCTCTGAGACCTTCTGCGTCTTTATATTCTGTTACTGTTATTAAGTCTGCCATAGTTTAAAAGTGTGGGGCTTTAGGTCGCCCCACATAACCTTATTTGCTAATATTAGCTAGATTTGTAACTTCTGATGTGAACAGATGTTGCACCGTCGATTAGGTCTGTGAAACCAAGTCTTTGTGAAGCCACTAAGACTCTTCTTTGGTTTGCTACTTCGTAATCTGATTCGATTGTGACACCTCTCAATCTTGGCATTACATAGTTTCTTGGGTATACCGCTACAGCGTGTACCTTGCTAACTGCAGGTGTTGCAAATTCATCACAAAGAAGAATTCTTGAACCGAACACTTGTCCGATTTCACCTGATAGCTTAGTTGCCATGTCGCCAACTAGGTTAGCGTCTTGGAACTCAGCATCACTTAGTAGGTTGTAGTACTCTTGTTGGTTAACAATGTAAAGTACTTCTGCTGGGTTGATACCGTATTTGCCCATTTTCTTTCTCATAGCTAGTAAGTCAGCTGCTGTTAAAGACTCAGATGCAAATGCTGTTCCTGATGCAGTTGCGTGAGTACCAGAACTATCGTCTTGTGCCGCTAATTGAATTAACCCATCAAAACTACCTGATGAGAATACACCGTTAGCAGAGTTGTTACCTGCTAAGATAGCGTTTTCGATTGCTCTTGCGTGCGATCTTACCATTGACTCTCTAATGAGAGGTAGGATTGGCATAATCGCATCTTCTTCAGTTTCATTACCTAAGAAAGATTGTGAAATTAATTTCACGGTTGAGAGAGTTTTTTCTGTCAAATCAACTCCACCTGCTGAACCAGGGTTGTATGCGTCACCTCTTTGTGCCAAGTTACCATGTGGTGAAGAACCACTAGCAGTTTGGTTAGATGTGAACTCTGCATAACCTGAATCAGGAAGGATTGGAATAATTTGAGTCGCAGAAGTCATTGGGATTTCTCTAAATAGAGGTGCTAATACCAATTCATTCTGAATGTCTCTTTCGATATTTGTTGATACAACTTGCTCAAAGTCTGCTGAAGATACACCAACACCTGAATGTGCGTTGACTTTCTCCATGACACTCTTACCGTAGTCTGTGTCATAACCTTTTCCGTTAGCGAGACCTAAGAATTTAGCGTCTATAATATCGTTTTCGAAAGCTTTTTTCCAGTCGCCTTGACCTGTTCTATCTTGGAAAATTCTTTTTGACTCTCTGATATTCATGATTTCTTCAGATTTCTCAGCTAACTGAGATTCAAGTGATTTAACCACTTGCTCTAAATCTTCATGCTTATCATTGACTCTTTTCTCGACATCTTCCATGAGTCTTTCGGCGCCTGATAATCCAGCTTCGATTACAGTTTTTTGCTCCATCTCTTTAGCTTCTTGAGCAGCCTTTGCTTCAGCATCTGCTTCTGCTTGTTTTTCAACCGCTTCAGCTTCTGCTTTTTCTTTTGCTGCTTTTTCTTCGGCTTGTTTCATTGCATACTGAGCAACTGCTTTTTCAGCAGCCTCTTTTGCAAATGCGTCCAAGTCGATAGAAGTTTCAGGAGTCTTCATTTCTTCTGACATATCAGTCTCCATTGATGAGGATTTCTCCTCGCTTGGCTGCTCAATTTTAACAGCGTCTGCTGATTCAACTGAGTTAGCCCTTAAAAATTCACTTTGGTACTTTCTGTAGTCGTCCATACTATCAAATGACTTTGCTAAACCAAAAGTTGCGTTCTGGTTACAAGGCACTGATACTACGGAAACTTCAAATAGTTCCGCGTCCTTTATTTTATATCCGTCGGTTTCAGTCATATATTCAGAATCCTTGCATCTAAAACCTACGGAAAATGCTCCAAGGACTCCATCTTTAACTAATTGGGTTATATCACCTGCGGCTTTGGATATCTTTGCAGATATGTCCAAACCTTTATCAGTAACCGCTAAATCTGTTGCTCTACCGATAGGCTTATTATAGTCATGGTTAAAGAGAATAATTGGATTACCTTTATAGTTTTCCAATCCGCCCTTTGTCCATGCCTCTGGATTAATTATATCTCCAGCTCTATCTAGTGCATTTGTACTTGCAGAACCTTTGATGTTTACGCCACCATCATCAGTTTCGCCTAAAGATTTAAAAGTACTCGTCCAGTGATATATCTTTTCGTTACTCTTTGACATCTTTTACCTCTTTCTTAGCAACCTTCTTCTCCACTTTAGGTGCAGGAGCAGGTGCTACCGAGACAGGATATCTTTTTCTAACAACTCCTAGTACTCTATTCCAGGAACCCCAGTATCTTTTTAAAAGATAGTCCTTAACAGGTACTTCGTTGCCAAAACTTTTGTAAGTCTTTAAATCCATAGTTTCAACGCCTTTGCTGGCAATGAACTCGGATAAAGCCTTTATCATCATATCTTTTGTCATTCTTCTTCCTCGCTTGGCGATGACTCTTGTGGTCTACCGCCTTCCTCTGGATTTGAGGCTGAACCTGCGATATTTGCAGGAACTCTTGGTGTATCAAACCCTTCAATTTGTTCAAGTCTTAATGCCTCCCTCGCTTCATTCGGTGTCATAATTCCTGTATTTACAAGAGTAGCATAGTAACTTGCTTGGTCTCTTAACTCTGGTTGTAAAGCAGGAATACCTGTTACATCTTCATCAAGTTTGAAACCGAAGTATCTCTCGAAAGCATACGCTATTTTATTTATAATAGGTAGTATGGTTTCTAAGTAATATAATCGATGGTTTGGTCTCAAGTTTGCGTTGTTACCGCTGTCCATCAAAATTGGTGGAACACCTAAAGCTTTAAGTATTATCTTCTCATTTGAGGCAATGCCTTCTTGAAAGTCTAATTCCTTAAAGTTAATTTCTGTTAAGTCTTCAACCTCTAGACCACCATCTAAAAATAATGGTCTTCTACCTCCAGACTGAGGGTTGTACCTAGCAACCCATGCCTGTAACATTCTTTCTTTAATTTTCTCTGAAAGAGTGTTTGGTGATTTCAATACCAATCCTGGTATTGCCCCATTTTTAAAGAAGTTATCCTGAAACTTTCTCATACTAGACAGTAACTGCATAGTTCTTAGAGCTGGTTTCAGTCTTGGTACTCCTCTATAAATGGAGTTAAAACTGTTTTCTTTTATGTGAATAATTTCTGACGGTTTGTAATCTATTGAGTGGTCATATGTGTACTTCTCTACATAAGTATTATCATCACTGTAGATAGTCATATGGTCTGCTGGAAGATGGTACAGATGTGCACCATCAAAATAAACAAAGATATTCCCATCAATCATTAAGTCTATTAAAAGATTTCTTTTAAATGTGCTTACATCTTGAAAAGGATTAGGTTCTTTATTTAGTAATAAATCTACCCTTGTTCTTCGTAGTTCTTTTTTAATTGGTGTAATACCTTGTATTTTTTCACCTACATCAAATGGTATCTCAGAAGCGTCATCTACTATCATATTGACTGCTCTGTTTACTATTTCTAATGTTTCGTATGCATTTCTATAGTTGAGAACATTCTCACGACTATCTATCGTGAGCCCTTCTTCTCTTGCTATCACATATTGGGCGGGATTTTCTTTTTCTGTCCTGCCTAATAAAAAATCATACCATGCCATATTTCTTCCTTTGTATCTCGACCCAGTTTTGTTGTTTTTGCGCTGTTATTAACTTGGGTCTTTTTCCGTATATGTTATGCAGTTTTCGGTGATGCATATGACATAATGTAACAGCTTGTTTATAAACTTTATCTTCGTTTTCTTTTATAAATATTTCACGAAGTTCTAATATTTCATCTTCAGTTTTTATCGTGATGTCGTTTTCTTTAAACCACGATTCTAATAACTCAGTTAATCCGTAAAAGTGATGAAAGTCCAGATTCTCCGTACTTCCACAGATGTAACAATGCGTGTCTTTCTTATATTTCGACTTGGCCTTGTCACGAACATACTTAACTAAATCTCTTTTTAAAGTCATAAACCTACTTGTATATTAGAATTTTAACAAATTTTATAGCTCATGTCAAGAACTATTTTTTCAAGGAGTAATCAAAAGGTAGTGGCATTTGTTTCAAACGAGTAGAGTGCATATCGAATCGCATCTGCCATGTGAGATGCATAGTTGTGTTTAGGTTTTTCTTTCATTAAATTAGGGTTTGGATCCCATTGATATTGGTCTAAACTTGATATGGACTCGTTACAGGATTGATGAACAATTAACTTATCATTATCTACAATACCAGCTACATGACCAATGCCATCTAGTACAGATTTCTTTGCATTAATAGTAGTAATATCATAATTTTGTGCAAAATCGAATCTTGTTTGTTGAGCTGCAGAGTCAATGTAAATGTAATCTATATTCCATTTATCTATAAGTTTTCTTATTTCCATTGCGTGTTGCTCAGTTGTTCTTTCGCTATTTAAATATTCATCTAGTAAATAGAATCGTTCTCTTTCCCAGTCATATCCTATAACACAGAAAGCGGTAGGGTCTTTATAACCTACGTCCATTCCTGCAAATATGTCCATTCTATGTGTTTCTAGTTCTGATAAATCTGCTACACATTCCTGATGATTAAATGCCCAGACTTGTCCTTCAAATACATTGAAGTCAGCCATATACTCTTGGTTAAATTCTGCTTCAGACATTGTTTTTCTAGCCTCTTGGATATCTACTTCTGATATACGAGGATTTTCATGATAAGTTGCTCTAACAGAACACCACTCTGGATATTCTCCTGAGAAACCTCTATTCCAAAACTCTGCAAACCAGTTGTTTCTACCACGAGGAGTAGAAATAAATAATGCCTTTGAATTTTCTTTATCTAGTGTAGGACGAAGTGCAACATTAAATGCATCTCGACCATCAACTAGCGCTGCCTCATCAAATATAATTAAATCATAACTTCTACCAACAACAGAGTCTACTTGATTGATTGACCCCATACGAATAGTAGAATGATTACTTAGTTCAATAACTTTATCTTTTGCATTATCTCTTATTACTTCTAGTTCAAAATGTTTAATTAGTTGTCTTTGTAAATCAAATGATATTTGAGATAGTGAGTAGTTAGGTGACATTAGTAGAACATTACAATTTGGTACTAAAGTGACTAACTGACCTATAATATTTGCTATGTAAGTTTTGCCCTGCCTTCTAGAAACAGCGGCACATACGAAACGATATTTAGGGTTATTGATTGCATTGATAATTGCATTTTGTGATGAGTTTGGTGTGATTCCCAATAAATCCATATAGCCATCTATTGGTAATTTTATAAATCTAGCCGTCTCCTGATAAGACATCAGATTCTCATGAATTATATCTTTTCTACTAACTTCTATCAATGGATTTTCTCAGTAAAAAATAAATCAGAATCTTCATCAAGAAAGCCTAGTTCTTGTGCCTTGTGGTATAAGTAACAATATGAAGCAACAATGTGTTTCATGTTCTTTTCTGCGTTAGTTAAATCTCTATTACTTTCTTTATTTACTAAAGTTTTTAGAAATCCTGTTGAGTGTGTCATGGCTTCATCAAGCCATAGTTTTTGTCCGCTTACTTCCATTATCCTCTGCTCCTTCTTCTTCTTCGAGTTGTTTTTCTTCTTATACCAAATGTTCTTTTTTGTGACTTTGGTGGTCGTTTTTTACTTCCACCTTTTCCTGCCCAAAAAACTTTGTTTGCCCACCAAGCTGCTGAAGACTTTCCTTTAGCAATATTCTTAGCGTGTCTTGCTTTGAAACTTCTTCTAGCTTCTGGACTATAATTATGACCCATGCCTTGCGCCCCGAATCTAATTATTTTTATTTTACCACCAACTCTTACTGCAACGACTGCTTTCTTAGTTTTGTGGTTGGGTGTTCTTTTTGGTGTATTTAACCTTGTAAGTCCCACCCTTTTTAATCTTGCTTTTTCTGCTTTTGATAGTGCCATTACATGGGTACATTATGCGTCTTAATTGTTCTAAATTTATAAGACAATGAAGCGCCTTTGTGTGCTTTATACTTACCTTTATGTTTCATTAAACGCACACCTGATTTAGTTTTCATCCAATGATATCCTTTCGGGGCTTTTACACTTTTCATTGAAAATTCCAAAATACCATAGAGTATCTAGTACCTTTTGTTACTTTTTTAACTCCATGCTTTGGACGGGGTCTAAATCCAGGAATACCAGATTGAGGCATTTGGATTACAGAACCTACTTCCTGTTTGATTTCTGTACCATTTACTGTAAACTCTCCACCTTCATAATCATCATTCAATGGTATTACCATTAAATCTTTTGCTTGTTGATTAGTATTAGGTTTCCAATAATTACTCTGGCACATCCAAAGGCTATCTCTATGTTCTTCAACAAA